TACATTAGGGTCTTCTGGTTTAATCAAAGACACGTCAAATTGTAGGTTGTCTCTTTCTTTTATATGTATATTGTTTCTATCTATAATCTTAGCGTCTTTATTGATATTTTCTATAGCTGCAGAAATAGAGATAATCTTATCTTCTAAAGCAGTATCTACTTCAGGTACGTCTACAAACTCTTTTTTGTTATCCAAAGATACACTTTGTAGATAGCTCTCTACAGTCTTTAGCTCTCCTTTCAGAGATACTAGCTCTTTATCGTACACGGCACCAGAAGCCTTGATAGAGTCTCCGAGCTCTAAGTACTTTTCAAAGTTAAAAAGGTTAATCAAGAACTTTTTTCTGTTAGCGTCTGTAGCCTTTAAAAAGTCTAACAAGTCAGTAGAACTTTGATAGGTTAATTGCGAAAACACCTCGAAAGTCATCCCAAGTATTTCGTGCAGCTTTTTGTACGTATCTAGCACCTTGTGTTCTGAGATATCTGTATCATTTTCATACAAAGCTACTTTAGTTTGTGCGCCTGATCTTTTTACCTCTAGCCTGTAATTATTACTATGTGCTTGAAATAGTAAAGTAGCCTCCCAATACTTATCGCTAGAATACTTATTTAGGATATCGCCCTTTTTTATTCCTTTGATGTTTTTATTATAGAGTATTTCTTGTAAGATCAAAGCAATAGAGCTTTTACCGCTACCATTAGGCGCAGATAACTGAGTAATTCTTTCTCTGTCTAAGTCTACGGATATGTCTTTACCGTAGCTGTACATATTACTGAATGTTAATTTTTTTAGGATTATAGACATTTACCATAAAACCTTTTCATTATTGCATAAGAATACAGGCCTCGTACTAGTAAGAAGCTCTAAATTAATAGATACTCTTGGAAGCCTAGAATGTTTTTGAGGGTTAGGTTTATGAATTAACCAGCCTGGGAAGACTACTAAATCTCCTTGGTTTAATTCTACTTCTGCCTCTACTCCTGAGATAGTCAAGATAGATAGCGTACCTGTTGTGTCAGGTATAGAAGGGTAGTACACAGCATTAATGCTAGCAGTCTTTATATGAGAGTGCCATTTACTTTCATATCTCTCATTATTTTGTACATATGTCCAATAGCTTTTATACCTATCATTAGGCAGTACTTCTAGGTTTTCAAAACGAGAGGATAAGATACTATCAAAAATACTCCATAATTTTATCAAATCAGGAGTTTCTTCTAGTTTCACATTATACCCTGCTTCTGGATCATATGTGTTATTAAATGTTTCGACGGCATATTCTGATATTGGCCTTTCTCTCTCCCTAAGCTCTTTGATATTCTCTTTAAATATATAAGGAAAAGAGTTGTTAGTGCCCATTATTTTAAACCCATATCTTTAAACTCTTTTAGTACTGAGTTTTTATCTTCTACTTTTATGTAGTCTAAATATTCTTCTAGCTCTTCTACCATAGATTTATTTCTTAAATCTAGCTTAGAGCTTTCACTAGGTTGTATAGCGATTTTTTTATCAATTAGTTCTGAGTTTTCTATCTTAGATACTTCGTCTATAGATCCTGTAACCTCATATATTACATGATTATAAGGGTGGGGCACAATGTCACTTTGTTTACTTACTGTTTTGCGAATTAGCTTAGGAAGTTTTAAGTCAACAAAATCAATAGTATAGTTATACGGGTCAATTACATTGAATATATCAACTCCGTACTCTCTCTTAGAGTCTCTATCAAAGTGAGTATTTAAAGGAGATCCAGGATAATAAATGTTAAAATCTTTATATTTATGTCTAAAGTGCAAGTCACCTAGAAGTGTTATAGGCCACTCCCTAATTTTTTCAAAGTCAAACTCTGCGGTTACGTGAGGAGGTACTTCTCCTCTAATATGAGTTACTAAAATGTCGCCTTGTACATATTCAGGAATATTACCTACCTGCATTTCCCCGTAAGGAAAAAACTGGAATCCTTGCCCTAGCACTTCTATTCTAGTATTTTTAGTATATATGTGGGCGTTCTTATTAGTAATAGCGTTGTCTTGGGTGAAATGCTCAAAAAACGTTTCACCCTTTTTAGTAGCTTCATGATTGCCTGGAATCACGAAGGTAGGAATAGACACAGAATTTATATAGCTTAAAAATAGACAAATTTCATCTGGCTCTGGCTTTTTGTCAAACACGTCACCAGAGATAATATGAATATCGCAGTCCTTTTCAAGCTCATGTAGCTTTTGGAACATGAGCTTGAATCGGTTTTCTTGCCACGCATAAGGCACTTTCTTCTTACGAAGTAAAATATGCCAGTCTGCACTAGATAAGATTTTAAGGACCATAGCTAAAGATTTTATTTAAGTTGCCTTCAAATGTGAAAGACCCTACATGATTAAGCTTAGTATTAGGATCTACCCAGATTTTACCTCCTAGGGCCTGCCAACGACGACAGAAAGTATAATCCTCAGACAAATATCTATTGTCTTTAGGATCATGAATAGTATCAAACAAAGAGTAACAATACTTATTAAATCTAGGATCAATAGAGCTATCATTTTTATAGTGTAAATCAGGATAAGCCTCAAACATAGTTTGGACTACCTGTTTTTTAACCATAAAGAACCCTGTAGAAGCATCTAATACTTCTACTGCGCCATCTTGAGAATTAACTCTTTTAGTTTCTTTATCTGCAAACTTTAAGTTAATAGCATACTCAGCTCCAAAAGGCGCTGGGCTTTCTTCTTTGCGTTCTACTGCTCTAGATACTCCTGCCCAGTCTACCGTTTTTTTAGGGTAGGCAGCAGCCACAATATTTTTGTTCATCGCAAGCATACGTAGAACTGAATCTGGTTCAAACTCAATATCTGCATCAATAAACATCATGTGAGTTGCTTGAGGGTCATCCATAAACATAGCTGTTAGGATGTTCCGTGCACGAGGAACTAAACTCTCGTTTCTTAGCGTAGTAATTCTAAAATTAATGCCATTCTGAATTAGTGCTTGTGAAAGCTTGAACATACTCAGAAAGAATTGATCTGTAATCATGCCGCCATAACAAGGAGTAGCTAAAAACAAGCTCATTTCTTTTAGCTTTTCACCATCAAGTTTTACTTGATTAGGCCCTACCTGGTTAAAGTATGCTTTTCCATCTTCTGGGATTTTAACGGAGTTTAAAGGGTTGCCAATGCCTTTAGGTGTTCCCAATTGTACTGCAGAGCCTACAGCGTCAGACTCCTCAATACTAGGAGCCTCCATTTTTTTAGTTTCTACAGGTTCTGAGGGGCTTTTGGCCTCCTCAGATTTATTTCCTGTATATGCTGACAGCTTTTTCTTTTTAGCCATTAGATATCTTCCATAGTTTCATCATCATCTACTCGTAAATCACCGACTACAGCTTCTGAGAAGTAAGCAGTGTTGCGAAGTAGGAACTCTTTTTGGTCCGCATATTCAGGACGTTTAAAGATTTTTTCTAGTTCATACAGCTCTTGAGACTTTTCTGAGTCTGTCAAAGGAACAGTACGACGCGAAGGAATGCACGTATACTTAACGTTCATAACCTGTGGGCCTGTTTTCTCTTTTTTGATTGTAATATCATAACCTTCTTCCTGATCAGAAGGGTTTCCATATTCAGGGTTCATAGCATAATCAAGAATTTGACGATAAATTGTTGGTTTTAGGTCAAAAAGTTTGATTTGGCCGTCTTTGCGGTCAATAGCATTACAAACATATGAAAAGACAGGCTTGTCTGAATAGATTGAAGGGTCAATTTCTTTTACAGGATCAATACCTTCTCCATCATTAAATGTCTCGTTTTCTCTAACGAAGCTGAGGCATTCTACAGGAGTTCGTTTGCCTTCATTATTAGTTACCCAGTACACATATCGAGGCATAACACTGCCAATAAGGCGAATTTTATTTTCGCCCTCTGCCAGTTTAATGCGTTCAATGTTACGATTGCCGTTATTGTTACCTGCGGGTTGTACCTTTAGGTTTGTCCATTCTAGTGCCATTTTTATTTCTCCAATGTTAAGTGTATCATCCGATCAGCGTGAGTTATTAAGGGATTTTTCCAATGTCTTTCTCGCAAGTAGTACTCAGGAAAAATCTTAGAGGTATTACTTAAACTTCTCTGACCAAGGATGTGTAGGTAATCGCTTTTAGTCTTTACAGGTACTTTATAGTGTAGCCAAGACGGGTTAGTCATATAACACTGAGGCTCAAGTATCTCAAATCTAGAAACGATTTTATTAGGGTATTTCTGTAAATAACCCTTAGTGAATAAGAATTCTGGGACAGAAGCTATATTAAGCTTCTCTCGAAGAGAGATAAAGTTTGTAGAGATTACTCTATCTTTACCTACCGCTAGCGCAAAAGCTAATACTACTTCAGCGTTTGGGTTTTGTCTAGCAGCTTTTTTTATCTCTAATATATTTAATAGTATACGCATTATGGGTACGAACTGTCAACTTTAAAATGGATTTATATGAAACTGTTGCTGTTTGTACCATTGCAGTCTTTTTTCTTGCATATTTTTAGTTATAGGTCCACGCAACCAGAAGTCTACTATGAGAGGAAACCTTTTATCTTCGTGCTCTCTTACAATTCTGCCGATTCTTTGTTCTAGCTTTGCATAGTTGTTTTGAGGGCACGTAAATAGAATAGTGTCTAGCCTATGACAGCTGATACCTTCATCAAATATTTTTGTAGATAAAATAGCGTCTACAGATTTTCCAGCCTCTTTTAAAATTCTTTCTCTGTCTGTATTTTTTGTAGAGCCAACTAGCATTTCTGACTTTTCTAGTTTAGCGTTTATTCTGTTAAGCATATCTATACGTTCTGATATAATTAAAACGCATCTGCCTAAAGCTATTTTACGCCTAGCTGTATCACAAATTAAATCTATGTACTGTTCATTCTGCGCTAACTGGTTTAGTGCTAAGGCCCAGTCTCTTGCGGGGTTTCTAATTCTAAAGTTTATATCTGTTCTAACTACTTCTACTGCAGGGGTTAGTCTTGCTTTATCTATTGCAGTTATTCTATTAGGACCAAAGTAGTCTGACAAAACAACATGCATTCCATCTTTTCTAGTAGGAGTAGCGCTTAAAGCTATTTTAGTTCTAGCACTTAATCCGTTTACAACCTGACTGAACATTTCTGCAGGGCACAAATGTGCTTCGTCTACAAGAACTACCTCAAAGTTTCTTTGAAGGTTATCTAGATTATTAATGAGCGTTTTATATATTGCAATAGTAATTTCTTTAGGCTCAAACCGTCCATCACCTACAAAACCTATTTCTTGATTAGGAATTAAGTCTTTTAGCGCGTCATACCACTGGTAAGCTAAAAGTTTAGTATGCACAATAATTACAGTAGGCTTAGCATTGTTGGCTATAAGATAGCAACCTAAAAAAGTTTTACCCCACCCACAAGGAGCTTTAATTAGCCCATTATACAATCTTTCGTTTTTGTATATTTTA